CAATTTAAATAAAATTTAAATTCTAGCGCTAATGTGCGGTACAACCCCTCGAATGAGGGGTTCTAGAGTTCACTGATCAAAGATCAGTGAACTGTACAATTTAAATAAAATTTAAATTCTAGCGCTAATGTGCGGTACACCCCTTCTAATGAGGGATTCTAGAGTTCACTGATCTTTGATCAGTGAACTGTACAATTTAAATAAAATTTAAATAAAATTAATAGATAATTAAAATAAAAAAATAAATCATACATTTATTTTTTAATTTTTTAAATAAATTTATATACAGAAAGTATATAGAAATATGGCAGGAATTTTTGCTAGAACTAAATACGATTCATTATTTCAAGAAGAATTAACAACACAATCCGTTAGACCTACTTATTACTCTATCGATGATAATTCATGGGATAACGCAAAAAAATGTGTATCTTATAATGGTCCCCGATCTAATAGAAATGGTACTATTGGCGAAATAGATACCGGAGATAGACTTTTAAGAGTAGATGTTGAAAATATGCTTGCAAGAGATTATTCTGATACAAAATATACATCTGGAAATACTTTAGAAGAAAAGAAAAAACGTTTACTTGAAACTGTATCTAGTTTTAATCCAAATACACCAGATTGTGATAATTATTTAGATAAGAATAATTCTAGATTAGATGGTGATAATAAAATTTTTCGTGAAACTGCATTCGATGTAACTTTTACTCCTATCATTGATCCTAGAGAATGGGTATATAATGGATATAATGAAACTGAAGGTAATAATAGATATGGTAGAAGTACTAGATATGATACAAAAATAGATTTAGAAAGTGCTATGACTAAAATACAAAACGCTGTTGCACTAAAATAGAAAATAAATTTTTTTATATTATTTTTATTAAATAATAATAATATGGAAGTTTTAGCTATTGGTCTCCTTGGTCTAGCTGGAAAATATATAAGTGATCGTTTCAATAATAATAAAAATGATGATTATATTGAATCTGATGAAGAAGATGATTATGAAATCCCAGAAACAAGAAATGGATTTGATCAAAAAAAGAGAGTATTAGAAGCGATGGATTCTAAAGTAAAAGAAAAAAAAGTATTATCTAATGATCCAAATAATAAAAATATAATTCCATCATTGTACAACAAAAGAGTTTATCCATTAGATACTGAAAATAAGTATATATCATCTATTTCTGGACCTAAATATACAAATACAATTGGTGATTCAATGTTAGATAAATACAGTGCTGATGAAAATTTAATGGAAGGACCTATTAATAAATTAACAACATTAGATGAACAATTTTCATCACAACCAATTATTCAACATAAACCAGTACCTGAAAATATGGGTAAATTAACTCTTCCTGATAATTGGACACCTTATAATAAAACAGATGATGATATGACATATAAAATATTTAAAAAAGATGAATTAATTCATAATAATATGCAACCTTTTTTTAAAGATAGAGGATTATTAATTACTCAAGATAATTCTAGAAATATGGAACAAAAATTAGATATATATACTGGTAGTTCAAGATTCTATTTTTCAAAAAAAGAACAACCAAATATTATTGAAAATTTTGAAGAAGGTTTTTCTACGGCATCTCAACCTAATATGATGAAATCTTTTACTAGAGGTACACCAGTTCAAACTGATATGTTACAAGATAGATATTTTTCAGGAAAAGAAAGACGAAATGATAAACCATTTGAAGAAGTTAAAGTTACACCTGGATTAAATATTGGTGCTAATGAAGATGGTAAAGTTGGTTTCCAAGATCCTTACCAACCTCCATTAAAAACAATCGACGAATTAAGAAGATGGGATAATCCTCAAGTATCTTATACTCAACCAATGACTAAAGGTTCAAGTGGTCCAGAAAAAGGAGCAGTAATAGGTGATGTATTAAATAAAAAACCACAAACATATGGTACACTTGACATAGATTATACTGTAATGCCTACTTCTTCTAGTGTTACAGGTCCTACAGATAAAGGTAATTTTGATTTTGAAAAAAGTCATCGTGGTGAAAAAGAACTTGTTGAAATTGGTCCAGCTGGTCCAGGTAATTTTGAATCAGGTGTTTCAATTGATAATTTTGGTAAAGTGAAAAATCCTTTTAAAATTCAATTAGCGCCTTTAGATGCTGCAATTGGTACTCAAACAGAAAGACCCAACAACGACCTTGGATCTTTTAATAACTCTGTTACTCAAAGATCAACTGCAAATTCTACTTATACATCTGGTTTAAGTGGCAGTGCAGCTGGTAATGTATCTTCTTATCAACCATTAACTACACAGAGATTTACTCAAAATTCAAATTATACTGGTGGTATGGGCGGTAGTGGAGTACCAGAAATGTCAAGTTATCAACCATTAACAACCCAAAGATTTACTCAAAATGCAAATTATACTGGTGGTATGGGTGGTAGTACAGTGCCAGAAATGTCAACTTATCAAGCAACAACAACACAAAGATTAAATCAAAATGCAAATTTTACTGGTTCTATGGGTAATAGTAATGGTGGTTTTAGTGAAATATCAAAATATCAACCAATGGCAACACAACGATTTAATCAAACAGACAGTTTTACTGGTGGCATGGGAAATAGTAATGGTGGATTTAGTGAAATGTCTCTATATCAAAATACACCAACACAAAGATTTAATCAAAATGCAAATTTTACTGGTTCTATGGGTAATAACAGTGGCGGTGGCGTTGAAATGTCATTATACCAAGCGGTAGCAACACAAAGATTAAATCAAAATACAAGTTTTTCTGGTTCTATGGGTAATAATAGTGGTGGTACAGGTGAAGTTTCATTATTTCAACCTACTGCAACATTCAGAACAATCACTAATGATAATTATACTGGTGTTGTAGGAGGTGGAAATAATACAGGCGAAGTATCTAATTATACTGCAACACCAACAAATAGAATTATTAGTAATAACTTGATGGGTTTACCTGTTTCTGCAATTGGCGGTAATGGTTATACATCAACAGTAACTAATCCTATGGCAACAATGAGAATGAATTTTACACCTATGACTGGTGGTACGGTAATGGATAGTATGGGAGGTTACATATCACAAAATGTAACACCTATGACAACACTACGTCAAAATATGAATACTGCTGGAATGGGTACAATGGGTACAATGAATGGTGTAGGACAATATGCATCAGATGCTGCAGAGAGAAATATGTTTATACGTGATAACAAAGAAAACTTACTTGCACGTAATTCTCCAACACAAGTAAATGCATTTCAACCACCTGATCCAAAACAATATGAGAATATGATATTAAAAAATTATCCATCTACTATGTTATCAACAACTGGATTTTTACCAACTAGTGATTATTTACCATTCCGTCAAAATGTCAAAGACATTCAAATACCAAGTACTTATCCAGCATTTAATCCTAAAGATATGGTATATGATAATCCATATATTAATAATATTATGTATAAATCGGATCCTACATTTAGTTTTACACCTAATTTAGATAATAAATTTAATCAAATTAGTCAAGTTCAAATAGATAATAATATAACTAATCCAATTTTAGATCCTAATATGTTTGATAATAAATTTTAACGAATATAGTAAAAATTGATAACTAATTTATTTAATTATAAATATTAAATAAATTAAAAATGAGGTTTCAAATGATTTTATTATTATTTTTCATTTTTAATATAATAAATGTAAATGGATTTTTTTGGTTAAAGAAAAAAAATTTTCTTCGTCATGAAAAAGTTCGTCTATTTGATATATTAGATAAACTAAAAAACTTATCTTTTATAAATAATAATAGTAATATTACTAATATTAAAATATATGAACAAAATCTAAATAATAGTGAATTATAAAATTTCCAATTTTTATTTTTTCTAAAGATCAAAATAAAAATTGATAATTAATATATTTAATTTATAATATTAAATATATTAATAAAATGGGACAATATTATAAAGTTGTTTTTCTTGCGGAAAAAGAAGAAAATAAAAAAGATTTTATTCGAATTTTTATAGAAGTGAACTTTGGAAATGGTATGAAGTTAACTGAACATTCTTACATTGATAATGATTTTGTTAATGCAATAGAATATCTTCTTTCACCAGAAGGATCTTTTTATAAATCACGAATTGTTTGGGCAGGTGATTATGCAGATCCTGAAATTGAAAAAAATTTATATCATATTGCAAATGACCAACCATCAAAAGAATATATTCCACAAAATAAAATCAGTTCTGAATATAAATATATTGTTAATCATACTAAAAAACAATATATTTATAAGAATGATTATAAATTATATCATCCTTTACCATTGATTACAGCAGAAGGTAATGGTCGTGGCGGAGGAGATTATTATGGTATTAATGAAGATAAAATTGGTATGTGGTCAAGAGATGTAATTTCAATTGAAAAAAAAATACCAGAAAATTATACTGAATTTGAATATAAATTTAATGATAAATAATTATTTATATTCTATTATATGAACAATCTAAGAACAATAGATATTGATTCATATATAACAAATTCTGAAAAGTCTAAAATTAAAATTAAAATTATTAATAATAAAATAAAAAAGAAAATTATTAATAATAAAATAAAAAAGAAAATAATAATTTGGAATAATCCAATAATAAATACTCAACAAATTATTTTATCTAATGCTGAATTTGATATTATATATAATGATAATTATAATTATGAAGATCCAATAAATATGTATTAATTATTTTCATTTTATTTAGAAGAACCAAAAAATCTACATAATCTAGAATACCAGGAATTTGATTTATATTTAATTAGATTAGTATCTTCTTTAGATTTTACATTTTCTGGCATTCTTAACGCCATCATTCGACCATGTGGAGGATTATTATGAATATGTTGAGTTGCAGTTGGAATACCTAATTTAGTAAATACAAAATCACGTTGAAATAATCCTTTTTCATTTGCTATGTCACTAGAATAATTAATAAATAAATAATCACATGCAGTATCATTAATACTATTGGTACTAAACATAGATGCACCATATCCTAAATTATATTCATGTTTAATATAATATTTTACATGATTACCATAACAATCGGTATCGTCAAAATATTGCCATGTATGATAAAATGCTTTATTATGAGGTAACCAATTATTATCCGTAGCATTAGTATCATATGGTAAATTACACATAGGATTACGATCTTCCTCATAAAATGTAATTACACATGCATTTAATAATGTTGCCCAGATATTTTGATCAAATGCAAAAATACATTTATTTAACATAGTGTAGTAATCTGGATCATCTTGGGTAGGAAAATCAATTGTAGATAAATCTGATAATTTACCAGATGCCGTTTTTGTTTCAAATGGTGTTGTAAAAGAACCTGAAAATGTTTTATCCCAATTTGCGGCGGGATCTTTGTAATAATCTGCAAGATCTGCATTAATTTGATTAATAGTATTTTCAATTCTAAGACTTAAATTAGAAAAATTACCTGCTAAATTAGGTGGTGTATTAGTTGCATAAGTAGTAACTAGACCAGCAAGAACATTTGCTGCAATAGAACCTGCAGGACCAAAGAAACCACCAATTGCCCAAAAACAACCACCTATAAAATTAATTGCAGTTTGCATTCCTTTATCATTATTATTTTGTTGGTTAAGAAGAGTATATGCATTATCTAATTTAATATTTGCATTAGTTAAGACATCACGATTATAACTTATTATATTATTAATATTTGATTGTACTTTTGCAATTTGGTCTGGTGTTGGTTTAGACATTATATATAATAAATTAATTTATTACTTTTATATATAAAATAATAAATTAACTTTGTAACCAATTAATTAATTCTTGATTACCACTCAATCTTGCACTTTTTAATGGTGCATCATCATTCATTCGTTTATCAATTGTATTATTACTGATTAAATATAACCACTTACATATATCTAATCTGCCATTATAACATGCATATGAAAATGCATAATTATTATCTGCATGGATATCTATTAATTTACCTTCAGTAATAGATATATAATATAACCATTTTGCAGTTTCAAAATGATTTTCTACTATTGCATATAAAAATGGTGTTTCATTATTTATATGTATATCAATTGGTTCAGTTGTATTTATATGTAACCATTTTACCATTTCAAAATTACCAACATGGCAGCATATTATAAATGCTGTTTGAAAGTCTAATTTAATGTCTTTTTTATTATCAAATAAATATTCTACTAAATCTAAATGATTATATTGACATGCACTAATAAAACCATTAATATAATGACTTTTATCTACTTTTAATTCTATAAACCATTTTACTATTTCCATATGATTTTTAATACACATACATTCAAATAAACTATATGGTCCTTGTAAATTATCCGTTTCTGTATCATGCTTGATTTCATTAATATTTACTGGATTTTTACTATATATCTCTTTTGCAAGATCTATTATATCATCAATGCATGCATTTATAAAATCTTGTTTTAATATTAACGACATTATATAATTATAATTATATTGTTAAATATAATTATAATAAATCAATTTTTATTTATTATTACTCAAACTAATAATATTTTTATTTTCATCATTATCTTTATCCAATGTATTAATATACTCATCTAAATCTTTCTTTTTAATTAATTCATAATGCTTAGATATAATGTTCATAATGTAATGATACCCATTATTAATATCTGATATTGTTTTACCTCCAGTAATAATAATACTCCCAGATTGAAAAACAAAGATAGATACCTTGTCTGTTTCATTTATGTCATGACGAATATTTACACAAGCATGACTATTTGGATCATATCTGCATTTGATCTTATCCTTCTTTAAAAGTCCAAAGAGTACATCACGATTAATTTTAAATGGTACATGACAATTACTATTTATCATTCGAATATTAAAGGTAATCACTTTCAACGCTTCGGTTTTTTCATAAAATACAATATCTGTATTTGGTGTCAGTGGTACTAATACAAATTCAGGTAATAAAGTATTATTTGCAGGTAATGTAATCGTATTACTGTTCACTGTATTAATTTCTGCTAATAACTTATTAATGATAACGTTACATTCAGAGATTTTTTTAATACCTGTCATTTGTAATGATCCATTCTTAAAAATTTTAACATTAATATAACGATCAGGACCCAATTTAATATACGCAGTTACCTGATTGAAAAATTTATTCTTACTTCTCTTAATTTTTAAATTTTTATAATAACCTTTGATTTCATTATAATGAGATGGTAACTTTTTAGGTTTATTTTTGGGAGAAACTATAATTTCTTCTTCTGATTCATCATCACTATCTGTACTTTGTGTATTAGGTGGTAAATATGTAGTATTCTCACCTAATTTAATACGAACCCATCCATTGCATTTAAATCCAATAATGTTATTACTATCTATTTTCATAAATCGATAAATATTAATTAAATTAAATTTGCAATTTAATTTAAGCGTTGTAGTTATAGTTGATATTGATATTTGAGGTAATACTGAAACTTCGCCAATATGTGTACTATTAACCCATTCCATTTTTTCTTTATATTTATATTGGTTTTTCTTTATATATATAATATATATCTTTATGTCAAGAATTTTTCAATAATTATTTGGGAATTTAATAAAATTAAAATAGGAGATTTAATTCTAATTTATAATTTTCCATGAGTTTCCTTTATACAAATTATAAACTAATATTGTAAAGAATATGGCTGTATTACCGGGTCCAAAATTTTTAAATATTTCTAAATATTTTAATAATTTTTCTTCATCATATGTAGGAAAATATAATCTGTAATTGTTATATATTTCTTTATACTCAAATAAATATAATTTAAATAAAAGTCCATTTTCACCTTGCATTTCATCTTCTCTAATTTTATAAAAATTATCTGTACCATTCTTTTTATAACATGCTAATGCTTCTGTTATTGGAAATGAAATAGAACATAAATATACTGTTAATATTACTGCAGGTATATACCAATTATTAATTCCTTTCGCATATAATATATATCCAAATATAATTATTGATGCAAAATGATCAGATACCATATCTAATGCCATACCAAATTTACTTCCCATATTGTATTTTCTTGCCATATTACCATCAACACAATCAAGTAAATATCCAAATAAATACGCTCCACATGCATATTCTATTTCATTTATAGATAAAAAATAAATAGATGATAAAGAGATTATAGTGCTTAATATCGTTACAGCATTTGGCGTTAATCCAATTGTTCTTAATGGTGTGACTAATAAATCTGATAATGGGAAAAAAAGATAATTATCTGCTATTGATTCATATTTTGAAGCATCTTCATATTTTGAAGAACTTGGTTCTAAATGTTCTATCATACATTTAGAATATACAATTATTCAAAAAATATTGAAATTATGATATAATAAATAGACACTATTATATAATAAATAAAAATGGGGTATCTAGAATTAATTATTGGACCAATGTTTTCAGGTAAAACATCACGATTAATTCAGATTAAACAAAAATATACTATTTTAAATAAAAAAATATTAACCCTTAAACCTATAATTGATAATCGATATTCACAACAATCTGTTATAGTAACACATGATCAAAATAGATCAGAATGTGTTTCTCGATTTAAATTATCTGAAGTGTATGATACTGAGAATTATGATATTATAATTATAGAAGAAGGACAATTTTTTTCAGATTTATTTGAACATGTTATTGAATGGTGTAAAACAAAAAAAGTATATGTTGCTGGATTAAATGGTGATGCAAATAAAAATTTATTTGGTAATTTATATAAATTA